ATAAACAACCATACAGTGCTGACCTTTGGGACATTCTCTCAGCAATACGTGGACCCGATTCCCGAAAATGGGGAATCAAAGACGCCACGACTACGATAATTCGCAGTGAGGCATTTCCTAAACATCCTTGTGAAGAACGTAGTTTCTACGGAACAGATAGTAAGAAGAAAGCCGCCATTCGTCGAAAACTATTTAAGAAAAAGAAAGATCACTACCACTTTCGAATGCATATCGAGGACGCTTTTGACGCTCTCGGTTTGAAGTTGTTTGAAGTAAATCCCAAGGCTTAGCGGCTTTGGCGACGGGCGAGCACACCTATGGAAGAGATAATTCCAAGACTATTTGAAGGAAACGACGAAGCATACGAGAAGACCAAAGGGCGGGCTGGGTGGAGTTATCTTCGTGCAGCGAAGTATGGCCCCGGTGGACATAAAGAGATATTAGGTTATAGCACACCCGGAGCGCCCCCCGGAAAGAACTACCTTTGGGTTCGCAAGGGGAATCTTCTCGCCTTGAACATTTTGGACTTGGATGATCCCGAGATGATTCCAGAAGAATTGATCTTCAAAGGGTTAGATTTCATTCATGAGAGATTAGCGGCGGGCGACAAGGTTCTAGTCGCTTGCAATTTTGGTCACAGCCGTAGTGCTTCTCTTGTGCTTATGTATTTGCGGGCAATTGGCGAGATGCCGCATGCTGTTGGAACCTCAATGAAATTGTTCAAAAAATTTTATCCGACGTATAGTCCAAATCACGGAATGGAGTTCTGGACGAGAAAGTTGTGGAATGAATTGAAGGATAAGTATCTAATCGGACCAGCGAATCAATTGGAGAATATTTATGCCAGACCAGCTCGATCTAAGTAAAAGACTTTTGAATATGGGTGCCGGAAGCCGTGAAGAATCGGGCCTAGGTAACCGCAAGCAGAATGTGGAAGAATACGAGAAGGCAGTAAGCGGTCCTGCTGACATGCCAAAGGCGAACCCCCCGCAGAAGGTTGACAAGATTCATCCGGGTGCCAAGTATGGAGATAAACCGCCCGAGAAGCGAATCCCTGTTGACCAGTACATAAAGCCGCTGGGTAGTTTTGAGCACGGCACTGATTACGTTCCCAAGACAGGTTTGGCATTGCTACACAAGGGAGAAAAGGTTATCCCAGCAAAGGACAATATGGCAGATTCACATGTATTCGATATGATTCCCGGCAAGAAAGAAAAGGCACCACCGAAGCATATCAAGGAAATTCGTACTACTCGTGCACATGACGGAAAACTGATTCATACTCATGTGCATCATCATCCCGCTCATCATCCTGATGAGACTCATGTCTCGAATGATATGTCTGATCTTCACAATCATTTTGAGGATCATGCAGGCACGCCTAATGATGGTGAAGCGGCACCAACGGAGGGAGCACCTGCCCCTTTAACCGCAGCCGCCCCACCGATGCCAACACCAGCAGCACCCGCAGTATCGACCAACGATTCTTAGAAATGCTGCTCTTTATCTTGACGAGGGGTTTTGTGCAGTAGAATAGCGAGGAGACTGCGTCGTGAGAGTCGATCAACTAGAAACATGGTTTAACAAGCACAAGGCAGACACCAATTATCAGCACAAGGATATGCCCCTCGACATCATGGCTCACAACGCGTACGAGAGTTTCGAGCGGTTGACAGACCCTATCAAGAAGAAAATCATTGCTGTTTGTAAGGCATACGGGGTTATTACAGATGACCCCGCATCACAAGACCGCATGCTCCTATATCGGTACATGGCCCAAACGAATTTATTCGCGCTATGCCATTTGCTGGAAAAGTACAGGGATACGACGGATAAGACTTACATCTGGATTGATGGAACGGTTCACAACACTCACGAGGAAATCTGCAACGAGTTTTTCGTCCGCAAGAATCCCCTGATTCCTACTTTCAAGGAGTTCGCAACGCAGTACGTCGACCAGAAAGAGCGACTATTGCTCGTGCCTAGAGGCGGCTTTAAGTCGTCGATTGACATGGCGGACGTAATTCAGTACATCCTTAACTGGCCAGAAATTACGATCATGATCCTTACGGGCGTGCTCGATCTAGCGGTTGATTTCGTAAAAGAAATCAAGGGACATTTCAAGTTGGACGACAGTGATCCTGACGCTGAGAATCTGTATCACACGAAGAAGTCGATCAAGCCGCGCATGATGCCGGATGGGTCAATATTTCTATTTCAGGTACTATTTCCTGAGCATTGTATTCCTAAGGACGACGGAACACAGCAAGAGTTTCAAACTCCTGCGTCGGCATTTGTTGACAAGGAATGTACGGTGTTCGCAGCATCCATTGACCAGAACTTGTCAGGATGGCACGTCGGCGTCATGAAACTGGATGACGTTGTAACGAACGAGAATAGCCGGACGGTTGACCGAATCAAGAACGTCAACAAGCAGGTTAGCATCAATAAAGCCATGAAAGTCCCGTACGGATTTTACGATAAAATCGGGACATGGTACGACTCCGACGATACCTACGGACAGGACATGAAGCACATTGAAAAATGTGTCAAAAATGGTGATCCTGTAAAGATGAAGGTATATTTACGGCCTGCATGGTGGCCGAATCAGGCTGCTGTAAAAGCAGGCAAAGTTGAGAGCGAAATGGTAGAGTCTGATTGGGAATTGTGGTTTAACGTTCCCGGCCAGCTTACCTACGAGTTTCTAAAGGGCGAGTGTCACGACGTAGAAGGATTTGCTGTAAAATACCTCAACGACCCGACCAAGGCCCACGTTGTAAAATTTCCGTTGGAATTGCTTCATCGGAAAACGATCAATTCCAATTTACTGCCGCAGACGGGATTTGTGGTTACCTGTATAGACACTGCTTACTCTACGAAAAGTTGGGCGGACTATACAGTAATTCTGACATCTTTAATTTACGGAGGGCGGTTTTACATCATTGATTGCCAACGCGGTCGATGGAATGAATATGAGTTGCCGGGTAAGATAGCCGCCGTCGCAAACCAATGGAAACCATCACGCATGTGTATCGAAGATTCGGTAGGCGTGAAATGGTTAGGAAAAGAAATTTATCGGGAAATGGACAAATTACGTGTTCGTGTTCCTATAGAGTTCGTCCCGCTCGGTCAAGGAAACAAGAAGAACGCAAAAGATATGAAGGCGAAGCCGGTGCTGAGGTATCTTGGTGACGACAGGCTTCTTTTTGCGAATCAATGCGTCGGACTCGAAGAGTTGTATTCCGAATTATCCAATTTCGGAACTGCGGCTTCTACACATGATGATATCGTTAGTGCATTGTCGATTTTGGTAGATCAGTTTTCTGGGTATGCTGATATGGAAGGTAAGCGTCAAGCGGCCAGCCCCGATTTCGGCATCTCCAGCCAAGCACAACAGCAATATGACCATTTGTACGGTAAAGGGACATATGCCAAATGTTTTAAGCAGAGGGCGTTGAATGCTGCGTTGGAAAATCCCGATCTTTCAGCGCGAGAGGCAGTACAAGCTGAACAGGTGATGGCGGCGGGGTATTGCGATCCATTTGAAGAAGCAGGAATTTATGGTTGACAACTGTTGGGGAATATGGTATAGTTAATTATGCATATTTACGCAATCACAAATACGGTGAATTCCAAGATTTACATTGGGCAACATTCAGGAGATGACCTATCAACATATCTCGCTTTGCAGTGTCGTCGAGCTATATCTGGCGGTAGAACCAACGACAAGCCGCTTCTATACCGTGCCATACGAAAATATGGTCCTGAGGCGTTTGTGATTTCATCACTAGTTCGTCCTTGTGATAAAGAGCAAATGAACGCCTTAGAAAAGTTTTTTATTCAAACTCTTGATTCAAGAGATTTGGAAATTGGTTATAATTTGGCGGAAGGTGGCCTAGGCGGGGCAACTCGTGAGGGATGTACGAATACTGAACACCAAAAATTAGCCGTTGCTTTAGCCTTGACGGGACGACCCAAATCACTAGACCATCGTAAGCATTTGAGTGAGTCCAAGAGAGGAATACCGTGTCCTGCGGTAATCGAATCAAATATCAGGAGACGGTCGGAAAATCCGAGTAAGGCAGCTCTAGCAAACCGAAAATATCGAGCTGCGAAAAAGGAACGGGAGGCACATGCCTGAAGTGACTGATGCAAAAATTCAGTCGGACGGTAACGCACACAAGCCACTGACTGCTGAAAATTTTACCCCAGCGGGCGATATCAAAGGAACTCAAGGTGATCCAAAAGGATTATCCTCCGATTTAGCTTTGGTCGTCGGCTCTGCACAAGCTGCGAGAGATTTTCTTCTCCAGAAACAGTAAACAAAATCTGCTGTTTTAAAACCCACTCTGATTGACTCGGAACCCTGAAATGGAGACGAGGCGGAAGCGAAAGCACCGTGAGAGACTAAGTGAGAGGGCGTCTAAAGACGAAGCAATAGTCCGAACTTACGAGGAATAACAACCGTGAGAGGTCAGCAGAAATGTCTGATCCTGCGAAAGCAGTAACAAATTTGGGAAT